GTGGATTCTGGAAACGGATAAGAAGACGGCTTCCAAGCCGAAGACAAAGGAGTCTTACCTTGAGCGCACTGCCTAACACCCTCGATGAATCCCAGCCGGGCGCAACGGAGACGGGCGAACTTGAATCCGTCGAAGCCGCCTTGCTTGAACTCAACCGAGCCTATGCCGCCAACCGAATAGACCTGAGGCGGCTCACCCAACGCCGCGACGAGCTTCTGACGCGCAAAGCGGAGTTGCGGAGGGTGATTGCTAATAACTACCTTGACGCTTTCCTCCCGCCCATCAATCTCTACTCGATAGAGCGAGAGGGGCAAACGGAGGCGCAACGGCGAAACGAGCGCCACCACCAAAAGAGACTTCTGGCCGCGATAGTCAGGCGCAACAACCCCGCATGGAAGTAATTGGGTAAATCGCACCCGTAAATTAACAATCCATTTCACAACAACCACAAGGAGCCGTCAGATGATTGATACGCGTTCACTTATGAAGAATCTTGGAGAGGAAGACCTGAAGATCTTCGCATGGCTTGAGGAAAATGGCTGGGTTCTACTTCCCGAAAATCGCCAGTACGTCTGGAAAAATTATGAACTGGGCGGGGAAGAGAATGGCCCTCATAACAATGAGGAGGAGATCATTGACGGCGCACGAGCGCTTTACAGGTTCTACGCCAAGACCGAACAGGCGACGAAGGGGGTGGTAGAGTTACCGGCGGAGCTCAAAGACATTGGTTGGACACTCCACGGGGAGCACAACGTATGGTACTGCAAGCATGACGCCCTCAGGGTGAAGACGAACGTCTGGACGGACGCCCAGCAGGCGATTGACGAGGCTGTAGAGATTCAGCAGAAGTACGAGCGTGACATCGAATTCAACCCGCAGGCTGTAGAAGAGGAAGCAGGCAGCGGCTTTACGAGCGCAGCCGATGTCGCTTCCCGGATTCTTCCGGAGGAAACGGCCGCCCCCCCAGCAGAGCAAACACAGGATGAGGTCATAGAGCGGCTTGTCTCACAGCCCACAACAGAGCATTTCTCCGACCATGAGATTGACCTTCGGAAGCAGCTGGTTGAATGGCTTGAGAGCGAGGGCGTAGAGGTCAGATGCGACGTAGAATGTGCGTCCGGGACCGCGGACGTCGTAACGGAGGAAGCAGTCTTTGAAATCAAGCACGCGCTTACTCTGGCCGATTTCTATAAGACCTCGGACGATCTGCTCTCCTACTGGCGTTTGCTTGTCAATTCGGAGCAACTGGATGACAGCGCGGACGCCATAATCGTGGTCTGCTGCGCGGAAGATTTGAATGTGCTCAAGGCCGCGGCAGACACGGTAGCCGTCATGACGCTGGAAGAGATAATGGTTCCTTCTCCCCCTGAATTCTTCGAATCTCTCATGACACAGACCGCCCAGATCAATTCCATCGCCGCATTCAGGAAGCTCATTGAAGACAACGGGCTACAGGACGTTACGATTGACAGAAGATTTACTCCGTCACAACGCACCAAGCTCCACGGAGCTTTGGATGAATGTAATGTTCGTGTGTATTCGGGCCTATCGGATTCTGTAGAGACGAGCGCCTCAACTGAAAAGAGCCAGACTGAGGGGTGGATTGATGTAATCAGCAACGGAGGTTCGAGAGAAATACTCACACAGCAGATGGATCCGGCCATGATTAAGACCCACCCATCGCTTTTGATGCGCGCGCAGGGCCTTGATACAGAGCACGTGAAAGAACTGGAGGCGGGCTACAGCGCCGGGCGGACGTACCCTCCCGTTGACATTTTTTTCGACGGTGAAAATTATTGGCTCGCCGATGGGAACCACCGCCATGCAGGAGCCACCAAAGCCGGCAAGCTTCTCGACGTTAAAGTTCACCAAGGGACGTTACGCGATGCCATCAGATTTGCGCTCGAAGCCAACGTCGAACATGGCCTGAAGCTCACCAATGACGACAAGCGGCTGAAGGTCGTGACACTGCTTTCCGACCCCGAGTGGTTCAAAGAGAGCGACACCATTCTAGCCGGTATTGCCCATGTTACCCAGCAATTCATAAGCAGCGTACGGCGCGATCTCGTGCCCTTGCTTCCGGCGCTGGAGCTCAACGGAGGGCAGGAGACGGATGAGGCTTTGGCCTCAATGTTGGATGTTCCTGTTGGACTCGTACGCGTGGTGCGCAGAATACCTGCGGATGAGCGCGCTTCCCTGTCCCAAAACCTTTTGAGTGACGACGGGCGCAGGCGTGGCGCCGATGGGGTTGTCAGGTCAATTCCGTCGAAGCCTGCCCAGCCTCACGCTGAGGAGCCCGAATTATTCTCAGAGCAAAGCAATGCGGTGAGTGAGTTGGTTGAGGAGACTTCAGCCCAGGTAGCTGAGGCCGCGCCGGCGGAAAGCAGCGATGAGATCGTCGAAGCCCGCAGGCCCGACGTAACCAGCTCCGAAGATGTTCCGGCACCGTCCTCGCCCGAGGTCACTGAAAGGGTGCCGGAGCCTGCCACCGCTTCCACCAGCGCAGCTCCTACACTTACCACAGATGATCTGCTTTCCGCACTACGCGAGCACGGCAAGCTGTCCCGCCTCGAGCTCGAGGATATGGGCTTCTCCTCAGGGCTTATCTACACCGCCTTTTCTTCCAGAGTAATTGCGCAGCCTGAGACGGGCATCTTCGCTCTGCCACCAAAGGAGCTGCCCGAGGAGGCAGCACAGGCTCAACCGAAGCAGCCGGATAAAACCCGGCAGCCTACCATTGAAGAGCTGCTAAAAGGCAGGAAGCTTGCAGTCAGCCTCGTTTGGTCAGCGAAATTGAAGGGGCTGGTTTCCGTCTCCGTCACCATTGATGGCAACGTGGAGAGCGCGCGCAGGGACTCGCTGGACACTAATCAGGTAAGCCCTCTGCCCGAGCCTCTTCTCCAGCTCATACACGACCAGCTAAAGCCCGGCAAGAAAGCCCCGGCGCAGCAGGAAAGCGCAGCCGCAGCCAAGAAGAAAGAGGCCGCTCCTGCCCCTAAGGCTGACCGTATAATAGAAGGAATTAAGGCAGCTAAAACACTGGCTGCTCTGGAGAAACTTGTGAAGCATTACAAAATCGGCGGCTCAGGGTTTCACTCTCGCTTTACCTCCCAGGAAGCCAAACGTATTACCGATACGCTCGCGTCTCAGAAGAAGAAGCTGAAGCCTGCCAATCGCGCCTCTAAAGCATCCGCCAAAAAGGGTGCCGCTAAATCATCTTCCAAACGACCTGGAGCCGAGGCCAAAGCTTAAAAGAGAGGACTGAATAATTATGGGCGTAGTGAAAATAGAGGGCAAAGAGCTGACTCTTCCCGACAACATTATCGATCTCGGCATTGATGCCGTGAAGGATGCTCTTTCTGAGGACTTCCCCGATATTGAGAACGCGGACGTTGAGATAGTCAGGCCGAGGGCTGCGGGGCAGCCTGTAACTGCCACAGTCGTCAAGCGCGGTACTCATAAAGGACAGTGGGAATCATTTCCCCGGGCGCAGCGTGAAGTTTTGAATGTTCTGGATCGGGCGCGCCCGCACGTAAATCCCGCCATCGCTCTGGCCGTCGAGGTGCTCCAGCATGAGGCTGCCGGCGACACTCAGTTCTTTGACGAGCTGGTGCGTTCCGGCAGGCTCGAGCGCGCCGAGGCCGCGGGCGAGCGTGAGGGCCGGGCGGTGCAGCGCGCTCTGGAGACTTGCAGCACTTGCCAGCCAATTCCTGCCGATGATATTCCGGTCGGATTCTGAATATCCAATGAAATACTGAATGCAGAGAAAAGATGGGCGAAGGATTTCTACCAGGAGTAACGATTAGAGCGGTATATGAGCCGGCCATGCGCATCACCAACCAGCGTGCGGCCGACGCGTACCTCCTTCGACTCGTGCGGCACCACATGTCTTTCGGCTTCAGCCGTCAGGAGGCTGAGGCCGTCGAGAAATATAACCTCAACTATTTCGCTGGCTTCTACGACGATGCGACGCGCGAGCGCGTACGGTTGCTCTTCGGCTGTGCGACGGACGTGCTGCTCGCCAATTGCGTAGGCTGTCGCAGAAGGATGTGTCTCTACGGACCGCGAAAGCAATACTGGCAGTGCCGCTATTGCAAATATGTGATCTTACGAGAGGGTGAGAAAAAGAAGCACCATCCACCGTGCCACCTGGCTTCCTGCCGGCAGTGCCGCAACGCCATGCGGAATCTCAGACGCGGCGGGATTGTCACCTCATTTTACTGCACGCGCTGTAAATGGGCTACGCGGACTGAACTCCACCGCCCGCCACCGGTCATGAACAAACAGCTCCACGCGTTCATAGCATCCTTACTGCCAGGGGGCTTGTCCGATGAGTTGCGAGAGGAGGTCGTGTCCGACATTGCCCTCGCCATCCTCAGGACGAGACACACCCAGAACGGCTACAGGCTGACGCCCCGGCAAATTGATACCAAAAGGGTGCGTAGATTTATCCAGGACGCGCGCAGACGCATCTACCGGCGATTTTACGAGGTATCCATACACGACGGTGAATTTCCGTTATCGGAGAGGTTGGCGGGATGAACGCTCAGTCAATTCAACAGGCGGCAGACTTTCTGCTGATAAACCGCGAGTGGATAAGCGCCACCCGCGCCTCCGTCTATCTCGCGACGCGCGCACGCGTACGCACGCCCCTTGGAGCGGCCGAGTTCCTGGGCAGGGCCCTTGACCATGACCGCGAAACCTACAACAGGCGCGTGCGCGTCGCGCTCGAAGTTATCAGCATGTACAGGGAGTTCTTCCCGGATGAATATGCGCGCTCAGGGGCTCCCTACTTTTCAACAGAGCGGGAGCATGAATTCTACAGGCTGGTTAACTTAAAGCTCTTCCCTCTCCTTCTCAGCGAAGAGGCGGATCTGGAGACGCACATAAGGAACGAGCCCAACTTCTTCCTGCCGTTCATTCCGATGAAGTGCGCGCAGAAACATAACTGGGCGCTGGGACCGCTCGAATTCGAGGACGTGGAGATAGAGTACAGGCTCGCCCTAGCTTTCTCTGCGTGCGCGTTCTCCGGCACGTCCATGTGGGAACTGATGAAGCAGGCGTACGACCTGAACGGGATGCCGGAGCCAGCGCCTCCGCTAGGGGTCGTCGGCTGGCAACTGTTCGACTACTCCTGCTCGATTGAGGATTCCCCCATCAGGTTCCTGCCTGCCGCCTTCAACATGGTTTCGTATAAGACCGGCAACCATTGGCTGGATCTCCCTCCGCTCGGCTATATCGGCTTCGAATGGTCGAGAGAGCAACTCGGAAGGCTCACCATCGCATGGCACCAGGCGCAGGGCATTTTAATGAGAATGAAGGAGCTGGGGTCATGGCTCGAAGAAGCGCCTGCGGAAAGAATCATCTACGCGGTAAAGCTTTGGAACAAAGCCGCCCAGGTTGAAAAAGAGTACGGCTACGAAGGCACGAATTCGACTCGCGACATGCTCTATGCGCGCATGGCCGCGCCTACGGGTCTCTACCGGCATGGTGAGCCCCTAGTTCACATGACTATACCCGGCGAGATGTTCAGAGACCTGCTCGCGGACAGGCAAATGTTGCCGCCAGCGGCAGAAGGAGAGAACGAATAAGATGAGCGCAAACGAAGCAATTCTTGTAGGGGAGCGGCAGGATAAAGAAGAACGGTTGACCACCGCCCGGCAGACCGTCAACAACAACCCGGTTTTAGAGTTCCGCGACGGCCAGTTCCTTTTCAGGAAAACAAATCTGGAAGGGGGCATCGTCGAAAGATTCATTTCGGCGGCGGCGGTGCGCGAAGCCTTCTCGGGCGTCCCCATAGATACGGGCTGGTTCAATCTCGACATCACCTGCCCAGGCATCACGCGCTGGGGCACAGGCCGCCTCGGCGAGTGGGCCATCGCCTATATCCCGCCTGCGGATTGGCTCCTAGAGATCACCAACGAAGGCACAAATGAGCCCTACAGGCTAGACAGGATTACTACTCCCCTACCCGGAATAATCTTCTTCGGGATCGGCACGAATTACTACGCATTCGCGACTAAGACTGCCACCCTCAAGCCATATCACACCATCTTCCGCTGCCCGCTCCCGAACGTCATGCAGGACGGCTCAGTCTGCTGGGGCCTCTTAAAGCCTCCGGGCGCGAGCCTGACCTCCATCTTCGACGCCTGGAAGCTATTTATAACGAGCACCTTCAACAATCACATGGCTAACGGCAAGTCCAAGCGCGTGCGCGACGACGTGCGAATTGTGCTGCGGGACATGTCCCATGCCGCGCGACCGCGCCACTATCCGGTGCATGACCTAGTCCGGCAGGAAGAAGACACCGCTATCAATTTAGACCAGGCTGTCAGAGAGTTTTTTGAAACGGGAAAGATGCCGGGATGAAAAGGAAAGGTAGCAACAATTACAGTAAAACATTTGACGAGATCGCGGAGGCAATTAAAGGGGCGGTGGCTTGTGCGGAACGGATGTATGAACTGGACGAGCAAAAACGCGACAACATCAACGACTTTGAAGACCACCTGAGAAAGATTCTGGAGTTGCAGCGAATTGTAGACGGCGCACCCGAGGCGCAGAAGCTCTTCGACCGTATCGCGCGTCTTCGAGAGTTGCGCAACATGATGGAGCTAGGCTCATTGATGTTAGAGACGAAGCGTGCCATGGACGCTGTCTGGAAGAGGCTGCCTTAATGAGCTTTCGATTTACAGAGCACATAATCGCGCGCCCCGGGCGTCCACTACCTCCTGTCAATGAGGGGCTGCTCTACGACATCGTGCTCGGCTCTAACGGCACATTCATACGCGGTCGTCGTCCAGGCCTCGAAGCCTGCATGCCATTTGCAGCAACGCGCTGGCCACATAAAAAACTTGCGCACGTCATCCAGTATGTCCAGTGGGGATTTCCAAAGGTGCCAGCGCGCCTCGTAGAGAAGATGTTGATTACGTCGCGCTTCTTCGGTGCCGGTGGAATATCGCCAGTCAAAGAGGTCCTCTTCCACCTTTCGTTCAAGCCGGACATAGAGCCTTCCGATAACAGCGCCAGAGTTCTTGATGCCTGTCAGGGCTGGGTACTGGAGTACCCGCAACAGAACGCCACTGGGGACAAGGTAGAACTTGTTCACAAGGGACGCGGCACCTCTGAAGAGCGCGCGGTGATTGAGGTCCATAGTCATCACTCTGGACGAGCCGAATTCTCTGACGAGGATGATGAAGATGAAGGCGGAGCATCTTTTCGCATCTACGGTGTCCTGGGTGAGATCTTCGATCGGCCGAAGCTGCGCACGCGTGTAGGCCTCTTCGGTTTCTTCTACGAGTACCCAGCGGCAGAATTCTTCGAGATGCCGCAAGGGGTGCGCCACTCTCAAATATATGATTTTGGAGTATATGACTTCAGAGGTAAATAATGGCTAAAAAGGGTAAGAAGCAGTTCGCGCGGTCAGTGGCCTTTCGCAAGCCCATGCCTCAGCTCGAACCTCAACCAGCTACAACAACTACGCAGGTTAACCTCAGCTTTTACGAAGCCTACACGTTGGCGCTCAAAGAGTGGAAGCTTGCCCAGATCATCCTTGCGGGCTGCGGGGGCATCGGCGCACACCTCGCTGACCACATAGGCCGCATTATCTGGGTGCTTTCAGGCTTGGGAGTAGGGGTCAACCTGTCTCTCGTAGACCCGGACGTCGTCGAAGAGAAGAACATCGGGCGGCAAAGATTCTGCCCGGCCGAGATAGGCATACCCAAGGCAGTAGCACTAGCCCGCCGTCTGAGTCAGGCTTACGGCGTCAATACGATGGCCTATCAAGCCGAGTATAGCGAGAATCTGATTCTCCCAACGGCCCAGCTCGTCCTGCTCGTAGGCTGCGTGGATAACTACAAGGCGCGGCGCGCCCTTTCCGACACGCTCGCACAGAACCCCGAAGAGCCGACCCCGCACGCGCTGCCCAGGATATGGTGGGTTGATTGCGGGAATCTGAAGGATACAGGACGCGTGCTCGTAGGCTCTGCCCATCAGGCGGAGCAGGTTCGTGGTGCATTCAGAGAGAAGAAAAGGTGCATCAGCCTGCCAAGTCCCTCTCTACAGTATCCGTCGCTTTTAATGCCACAGCGCGAAGACGTCGAGACGCGCGAGATGAGTTGCGCAGAACTGGCCGCCGCAAATATGCAATCGCTAAACATCAACGCGGCCATCGCGGTACAGGCTGCCGACATTCTTACGCGTCTACTGATTACGCACGATCTGAAGCGCTACCAGTGCGCGGTAAACGTGGCTTCAGGCTCCGTCAAATCTTTCTATATCACTCCTGAGGAAATTGCGCGCGAGATAGAAAAACCTGCGAACTATGTCATCTGTGAAGACCAGCCGGGAGGGATCCAAGCGACCGGCGACCACCAACTACAGGCAGTGGTGGCCTGATGGCAACCAGTCCAAAAGTCGAAGAGATGATCGGCCACACCTTTGGCTATCTCAAAGTTCTGCGCTTGGTCGGTACGAACAAGTGGCGGGCTCGCGTATACGAGTGCATTTGCCTGGAAATTATTGGCGGGCGAAAGTGCAGCAACCTTCACCGAGTTGTAGGCCACGATTTGAAGAGCGGCAACACTTCGCGCTGCCTTGAGTGTTTCAAGAGAAAGAGGCGGGCCAGGTCAAGGGCCTATTACGGCTGGCTGTACTCAAATAAGAATGACAGTCGGTTTGTTAACAAATGATGTCTTCTCTTTACCTACTTCTATTCGACCACTACGAGGTGACTATGACAAAGGAATCAATGGTTAGACTCACGACTCTATTCTTAGCTCACTGCCACTGCGCCGGCGCAAGGCAACCTGACCTGAATGACGCTTATCTGGATTCCCACATGGACGGGTGCGGCTACGTGAAACGTGCCGAGGCGCTGCTCAAAACTGAGGCAGAGCCCATAACCATGCGAGCTGCGGAAGGCTGATTGAACTCAAAATCATTTTGAGTCGAACTACTTCCCTAATCATATACCGGTAATTATATGAACAGCCCAGTGAACAGGGGAAAGAATGAGCAATAGATGTTGCGAGAACAGCCGCCGCCTTCTGATAAGTAGTGGGCGCGGGTCTGGTGGATATGAGAATGTGGACGTTTGCGCAGAGTGCGGGGCCATCAATGTCTTTTCCCTGCAAGACGACCACCAGTTTTCTACAACATTTCGTCTTTACTCCAGCGCCACACTTATCGCGGCCAGTCAGGCCTACAGGTTTATTCAGGAGGGTACCGGGGATGAGATATTATCGAAGAGGGTGTGGAAGCCATTAGACTTCGGCCACCTGAGGCTCTACCAGGTAACCCTTTACTACAAAATCAAGGGGGAGATTCGGGATCGGCGCAAGTATTTCATTGTCGCCTCCACAGCGCCGCGTTACGCCGCTGAGATTATTGAGAAGCTGTACAAAGAAGATTATGAGAACAACCCCCAGATAGCTCACTGGTCTGTAAAAGGATATGCCCTCGACATTCTTCAGCCGCTGGAATGGACGAAGAACGGCTGCACGCTCCTGAATCTTGAATTGCTGAACACGCTAAAGGGCATGGTAGAGATGTACGACCGGATGGCCTACGGCTACCCTGAGAAGCATGGTGACATCGTTGTTAAAATCCCGGACTACCAGCTCGAGGCAATTCAAAAGGCAAAAGAGTTGATCGGGCTCTTGACCCCAGTGGAGACCCGCTGCCCTGATTGCGGAAGTGAGAATGTGATGAGCGATACTCCGCCGCGGGGCGTGTGCAACAACTGCGGATTCGCCTGGGACAATAGAGCAGAGCCTGCTGATTAATCCAGTAGTGAGAGCTGTGACTCTCTCGTAACCGCCTTCGGTCGGCTCCCCCTTTTACCACGGGTTACTTTAGGCTTCGCAGATCTGGCCGGTTTCACTTTCTTCTTACGCGGTCCCTTCGGTGCTCCCCGTGGCCTAACATCGAATCCCAACATCTCTCTGATGAACATGGACTCGGTCAGGTCCCTAGCCTTCACCATCTGCTTGAATCTCCGCATCTCATCATGATTCAGGTATGACGAAATCTTGCACAATTTCCCTGTCACAATTTGTCACTTCTCTTTCCGATCTGAATTTCTGACCTACTTATTCCTTAATTTGTAGCCTACTTTTTCGTCCCCTGTTTTCATGCACCGCAGGCTTGAAACTGGACTACATTTTTCTATTCTGACCTCTCTATTTTTGCGCCGGTTTTATTTTGATATTCCCCACGTCTTCCGGCATCCGTTTACTTATTGCAACTTTGCTGCCCCAGATAATATTTATCACTCCAATCTCGAATCACCTGTCTTCCTCCCCTGGCCGGCGCTGGTTTAATCAACTCCCGTAAAAATCAATGGCGTAGTGATTGCGATAGCAATAACGGGTACGGAAGAAATAAAAGTGTACACACTAGACTTTTCCCCCAGGAGTTGAATTAAAAAGATGGCATACGCAATCGCACGAATGGCGAAACAGAAGGGCGGGGGCATCGGGGCTTCCAGCCTCCACAACGTCAGGCAGAGAGAGACGCCGAACGCCGACCCCTCACGCGAGAAAGACAATCGTGTAATACTCGGCTCCGACAGGCCGACGCCTGAGATGGTCAGAGAGGTGATAGCCGAGCATGGCGGGAAGCCCAGGAGCGATTCGGTAGAAGCTATCGAAGTGCTGCTATCGGCCTCGCCGGAATGGTGGCGCGACGATGACGATTCAATCGACCGGAAAAAAGTAGACCAGTTTTCTGCGGCAGCTCGCGAGTTCCTCAAAAAGAGAGAGAACGGTGGCATCTGCGTCAAGGCCATCCTCCACATGGACGAGCACAGCCCGCACGTGCACGCGCACATGGTACCCATCGACCCGAATGGCAAGCTCAATTGCAAACACTATTTCGGCACCCGCGGGAAATGTTCCCAATGGCAGGACAGGTTCCACCAGGAGGTGAAGCACCTCGGCCTCGAGCGCGGGGAGATAGGGAGTCGCGCTCGCCACACCACCGTTAAGGAATTCTACAGCGCGATTGATAGAGACCACCGTATCAGAGTCAATTACGACAGGCTCCCGCAGCCTCCGAAGATGTGCCTGACGAAGGAGGCGGCGCAGGAGTTCAAGGAAGAATTCACCAAAGCTCTGATTGCGCAGATACAGGAGCCGATCCGGACGCAGCTCCACCAGGCGATGCTGGCCAGAGACACCCGGAATAAACTGAAGGAGACGAAAGCGAGGCTGGCCAAAGCGCGCGAGGAAGTCTCCCGGCAGCAACTCATCGTGGCTGAGGAGAGGTATAAGAACGAGCTACTGAGAGAGCAGACAGGGAACATGGAGAAGCGGGCCGAGCGGGCCGAGTCTCGCGTGCAGGACGTAGACCACGCCACAGTGATGAAAATGATGGGCTACAAAGGATTGGCCGGAGCCAACCGCGGCACAATCGATTTCGTCAAGCCGGATAAGAATCTCATGGTCACCATCACGCCCGGCGGTGCCTTTAACCGTCAAGGGCATCTGATGGCTCGTACTGCCGTCAGTCTCGTCCAGCAGGTAATGAAGGCCGAGGGCAGGGATATGAGCAAGGAGGAGGTCGTAGGATGGCTTGCAGACCGCTGTGGACGTGACCACGCGTGCGCGGCTGCTCTGCTTGACCACGAGGACTCCATGACAGGGTATCTCAAACAACGCAGCTTGGAACGCGACAGGTCTTCCGTGGTGCAGGCTCGCGACGAAAGACTCTCTCGGCCTGAGCCGGAGCGAATACGCGAGCGTGACGTTGATCACGACCGTGATTTAGGGATCTCTCGCTAGTCATTCAATACAACCGAAAAGGGCGCGGCCCCCGACTGCCTGTGAAGACTTTCGGGGGCCGCGGTCTATGCCTTTCGGCGTTTCGATTAGCGACACAAGCGCTTGACTGAGCGTAGGACCTGAGGGCCTTGTACAAGAACCAGCCGGACTATCTCTGTTACGTTACTGTCGTCGGGATTTGAGTAAATGCCGTAGATTCCGATGGCGATGGAGACTGTCAGGGCTATGAGCCTCAGACACTCTGCCAGCTTGTCCAGAATACGGCGCGGTTGCGGTTTTGACGATGCGCGGTGAGTCCGCTTCGCCATTAAGGATTTACGCATGTGAAAGATCTCCGCCTCTTTGCGAGGCACAAGGAAAGTTGAGGGTTACAAACGGCACACGTGGACGCTATGAGGGATGTGGGGCAGCCTCAAAAGCTGTATGTCGTTCAATGAAACGACTAGGAAAGGACTCCCTAGCCTGGCTTCCAACTGCAAGAGCTGGCGCTCTTTCGGAAGCTGGTGGCAATCTATCAGTAACTTAATTCTATGACAAGCGACCGAACGTCACTTCAACTAATCATTCATCATAGCTGAAGGAATTGACTGGGTTTCTCTCCAGATTCTCTCTGCCCCTGTCATAGCGCTGCACGGTCTTCGGGTCCCGGTGCTTCGTCACCATCTGAATATCCCGGTAGCTGTAGCCCTTATTGAGAAGGTGTGTGACGACTGTGCGCCTCAGGTCGTGTGGAGAAACTTTCCCCACGCGTCCGTAGTCTGCCCACTTCCCCACTATGTAATGCACCATCCGGGTGGAGAGCCCCTTGTCGAATTCCAGGCTCCTGTAATTAACCATGGGCTGGAATAGAAAGGCCTCAGGGCCGCCGGACTTGACCGTCTCGCGCCGTTTACTATCGAGCCTGAGGTAATCATCAATGGCGGCCTTCACGTCCGGAGGAAGCGGCCACTGCTCGGTGCGCCCGCCTTTGACCTTGCAGGTGAGAGTCCACCTGCCGGACTCCCACTTAATACTTGAGGCTCTAAGCGAGCGGGCCTCGCCGACGCGAAGAGAGAGCCGCAACATGAGGAGCATCATCGCGTAGTCGCGCGCGCCTTCAGGCTTTGATCTGTCGGGGCCGGCTAAGAGGTGCTTGACCTCCGTGGCTGAAAGCGCGCGGCCTTTCACCACATCGGAGCTGCGCGGTGCCGAGACGAGCTTTGTAGTCGCCGGATTACGAGAGACTAAGCCTCCATCTCGGAGATAGTCGAAGAGCGAGCGAACGACGCAGAGCTTGAAGATGATGGTTGAATCTTTAAGATTGCGCGCGCGCAGGCGGTCGCGCCAAGCGGCCACGTGCGCGGGCGTCACGTCGTTGAAGCCGATGGGGCCGACGAAGCGCGCAAACTCCTCTACGGTCGCGCGGTACTTGCGGCGCGTCTCTGCTGAGAGAGACTTTTCGACGAAGGGAGCTATGGCCCTCTGGTCGAATCTTTGAAGAGAAGCGGACATATTAGCCCTGCTCAGATGCCAGATTATCGTTGCCCCTTAGCTGAAGCACTATTGAAGAATGGCCATGCTCTTTCGCATATTTATCAATGGCCATAAAGAGAGCATCTACATTACCGTTACACCGGGCCGCCCAGTGGATAACAAGCTGCTTCGGGCTGGCGTTCTGTGCCTGCGCCTCTGTTCTGCCCGTTTCCCCTGTCTCGTACTCAACTGAGGCTACAAAAGGCATTCCCAGCTCCTCGCAGCGCTTTGCAATGGCTAATAGCTGTGGAGCGATTTCATTGTCATAGATTGTTTCGTTGTGCATTTATTTCCGTCTCCGCATAAACGACTTCATTCGTCTCGTTGTTATAAAGCCTGTATTCGCCGGGTGCTGTCTTATGCCAATATTCTAGCTTCGCGCGAGCCTCGGTTTCATCACTTCCAAGATAAGTTGCATATCCCCAAGTACCTAAGGGGTAGTAGCCGTGCTGGGTTTCAAGTACCCAGACTTGGTTATCTGGATATTTCATTGGGTTCTCTCCTTCGGCCTTTCCCATCTGTAATTCATCTTATTTACCAAATGCGGCTCTTAGAATACCTACAACTTTATCCATTTGCTCCTGAGCCCATTTTTCGACCATTGCCTTAACCTCTTCTTCGGTTTCAGCTTCAAACTCAGCCTCTGTCAGTGTGAAGAAGTCGGCGTCGGCGTCTAAATTTTCTTCGTCAGGGTCTGCCGCGCCGTGTCGTATGCCGAGGGAAGATTTTGCGCTGGGCTTAACATCAGGCCTGGCTTCGTTGCCTTCCCAGCTTACGACCCGACCGTTCTCAACATTCAAAAGGTCAAAGCCTCCTCCGCGCGGCCAGTAGCGGGTGGAGATTACAACTATAGGTGCGTCATAATCCTTCTTCCCTTGGCAATCATCAGTCCAGCGAGCTCTTAGAATCAGTTCTTCAGTGACCACGTATCTCCTCCTTTTCAGGAAACTCCCATTTCCAGAAATGCCATGCTAAAAGAAAAGCTGCGCTATATAGCGGCCTCACTTTTCCTCAATATTTCGCTATTCCCGAGTGTTTTCATGTTTCACAGGGTTTCACGCGGAACGGCTAACAGTTCAATGCGCCCGCTGATTGGTTACCAAGTCAAGTAAACGGTCATTTTCGACCTGTTTTGTCAAGCATTCCGGTCAGTTTGCTAAATTGTTCAAGTTATCGTTTTGGTAATAAAACGGGATAATATCCCGAAGGTTTACCAGAGGCTGCTCAAGTTGCGTTATTCGCCGTTTTCGGCCTGTTTTGTCAACTTTTCATGCCTGCACCGCTTAATCCCCTTCTCAGGCCCTTCAGGGTAGTACCAGGTAGACCCGCCGCAGTCGGGACAAGCCTTGATCTGTTCTTCAGTCAGGGCCTGTGCGGCGGGCATCTGGGGAGCTTCAGTTTGTTCGCTGGCGAGCTGCGCCTTGTCCTTCTTCCAGAGACGGCGCCTGAGGTGCTCTGCCAGGAAAGCAGGCAGGCTTGAGACGGTCGTACGCGCCGCAGCAATCTTCGCTTCCATCACCAACACTTCTGCCAGTTCTTTCCAACGCTCACTCTCAGTAGGTGATGGCTCCCTGCCCGTGATCTCCTTTGCGGCCTGTTTCAATGTTTTGTTCAGACCGGCCAGCGCAGCGTCATCATCATCAATTCTTTTGTCTTTAATACTTGTATTTAATTGTCTGGTAGAATTTGACTCAAGTACTCCACTACTTTCGACCCGAGTACTAGAGTGGTCTGGTACTCTAGTACTAGACCTGTCGAGAATAATATATTCATCCCCAAGAGGGTCGTTGTTCCTGCTTATCTTCTTAATAATACCTTTTGATATAAGACCGAAAAGGGCAATGCGAACAGTCTTCGCCGAACTATAGCCCGTTCGCTCTTTTAATTTGGAGACTCGGATCTGCCTGCGATCTGTGTTGAAGCCAATCGTGAGGCGCAGGAGATGATCCAGCACTTTGCTTTCCGCAGGCGTTAAGGTTCTATCCAGACTGTCTACAGTCTCGTTGGACTTCCTGTAAAAGTTCGACTGTGGTACTAGACCGCCCTGGTACTCTGGTACTAGAGTAGTAGGTGAAGGCTTTTCCTCAATAATTGGCGGTGTTTCAAGGTTAGCACTCTGGGACTCTAGTACTCTAGTACTAGAGTCTTTTTTCTGCTCCTGCTTCTTACGCTCGCTTATATCGTAGAGGGCGGCGTATCCCCGCTTATTGGATTGACTCATTCACCACCTCTGCTGTGATTAAATCTTCCTCCATCATCCCGCCGATAGTAATAGCGTTCATGCAGACTTTAACCACCTCGCGGGGGACGCCTTTTGAAAGCTCATAAATTAAATTCAGCGCATCTGGGGCGAAAAGAGGGGCATGGCGTCCTACGACGGAAAGTCGAAAGGCAATCATATCGGCAGTCTCTTCAGGAGTCAGAGGATCAAGAGTAGCCACGGCTGCGGCGCGTGAAACCAGGGCCCGCTTGAGTTTCAGCTTGTTTCGCAGGTTATTCTGTCCGGCGAGTATAATTTGAACCAACTTCCGGTCGTCACTTTCAAAGTTGGTAATCTGCCGTATCAACTCAAACTGCTCGCCCCGCATCATTTGCGCCTCATCAATAAGAATGAGCACGTTCCGATCGGCGGCAAACCTATCCACAAGATGGCCCTCTAGCTCCTGCATCTGGTCAAGTTTCGACGGACGACGAGGAAGCCCGAATTCATCCGTTAGCCGCTTTAATAGTTGGAGGGCAGTGGGGTAGTCGGGGTTGGTGACAAGCAGCGTCTCGTACGCTTCCTGGTCTTTATAAAGGCCGTAGAGGCGGCGAATAAGAGAGCTTTTCCCATGACCGACGTCGCCATACAGGACAGCAAATCCCTGCCGGCGCTCCATGACATAGCGAAGTTTTGCCAGAGCAGCTTTATGCTGATTGGTGAGATATAAAAATCTGGGGTCTGGTGAAAGGGAAAAGGGGTCTTCTGCTAAACCATAACGACCTAACACCTCGTCGGCAATGGTCATTGCTTTGGCCATTCAGCTCCTCCTATCAAGCCTATATACCACAAGCAAGTGGAATAGCAAAACAAAATAAGGACTATAGTACTGAAATGAGTGTAATCCGGGCTTAGCTAGGAGGGTATGAAGGGAAGAGAAGTGGGTACTCAAAATGTTTTTGAGTTGAGACTAGCACGTCAATGAAATCTGGAAAGTAAAATGTTGGTGTGCTATTTTCTCGCGCATGGCTCTAGTTTCATGCCCTGACTGTCAGCGCAAGATTTCGAGTACAGCGTGGTTTTGTCCTCGTTGCGGCTGGATTAACCTTCTCTCTCTGATTGTTTTCTTTATCGCCGCGTTAGCGTTATTTTTTATCGGATTGAAAATCTACAACACCTATTTATAACATTCTTGCCATTACATGCTTTTATTGCTGGCTACTTAATTCCGCAAACAGCCATACAATTAAGACCAGGGCCATCAGAGCCAGAATCAAGCGCCACATTGTCATACGGCTGATTAGTATACCTGTTGCCCGGCCACAATTAGGGCAGGCTTTCGCTTGGTCGGATATTTCCTTTTGGCAGTCTGGGCATGGATAAAGAGCCATCAGCCCCCCTCTACATATACGCATTTTAATTGGCCTTCAAAGCCAAATTCCTTCGACTCTAATTTTGTCGCATCTCTTTCTTCAATTCTCGCTCAGCTTCATTTATATCTTTACGAGCGTCACTGCAATCATCCTCTTCCATTTTGCTACAATCCAGACACCAAATAAGACTTAACGAGGCATTAACAATTGCCATGCCTGCCGGACTCAACATCCGTTTGTACTCATCTCTTACTGCTTTAGCCCGAGGCTTAAGCAGGTTCATCATTTTAATGCATTCCGCGAAACTCTTCTCCCAACCTCTATACTCCAAATCTTTATTCTCTCGATCTTTCTTCACCCAATCTTTACGCAAGGCTACAAGCTTACGCGCTTCTAGCTCAATGGCCTTAACTTCATCCAGCCGCTGGCGAAGTTCTGCAACGCTCATTTGATTGTTAATCTCGGAATAAAGAGAATCTGTATTTGTTGGACTATTCGAAGAACTGGTAGCTTCAGATTTGGGGGTTGACTGAGACTGAGATGGTGATGCGGATAGCGATGTATCAGGCGAGTCTTTGTTGCTGTTCTGCCTAGAGGCACAATTAGTACCAAAAACCAGAACTGAACATGTTACCGAAAAGAAAAACAGCAGTTGAACTTTTTTATGGAGCCGCCCAAAGTGAAGAAGCATCGTTATACGCTCATCCTTTCGGGAGATTAAGGTAAAGCGGAACCGGACGATGCTAACACAACACTACTTCCAAGTGTAACACAATACGGCCGCACGAAAGCCCGGCTACCTACTGCATGACAAAGCAGGAAACCGGGCTTGTATTATTTGCAGGCGAGTCGTTTAATCAATCACGGGGTTCTGGCCGATTAGGCCCCTGCACCTGTCTGAGCAACTTCTTCTACAGACTCTGGATTAATTACAAAGCCGGCGAAGGCTTCGCGCTCGAAGGGGCTTAAATTATCGGGTACTTCGGTCACATAATACGGCTCTATCTCCACCTCTGAGCGGAAGAGCTTGCGCCGCTCCTTATTCCGCTCGTTGAGCCCTTCCTTTGTGAATTGATAACCCCCTCGCTCGTCACGCAGGATGACACCCCTCTCATCCGTCGCACAGTGTTTGATGTCGATGTCTTCGACCAACTCTTTGTACTGGCTGTTAAGCTTCAGGGCCGGAGTCATCTCGCGCATTAGCCCGTAATGGAACTTGGTTTCCTTCGGATTGTTCTTGAGCCAGGTTGCGGCGACTTCTATGAATCTAAAGATGTGCTCATAGCTATGTTTCATTACGCGTTCACAGCCTCCTCAAAGAATGACGTGCGGGTGTCTTCCTCCCCCTCGGTCGGCGCTGGCCCTTCTTTTGTCGCCACCGCAACGGCCCATGTCTCCTGAAGCAGCATGCCCACGAACGCAGGGTTAGCGGCCACCAGCGCATCGAACTCGTCCCCCTCATACAGGTAGACACGCTCTACTCCCAGAATCGGCGTTCGCCCTGCGTCGTAATTCTCTACGGAGCTATAGACGATATAGGTGTAGCGCAAAAACCTTCTGTTTATATCCAAATTGAAATTGTTCAGACACCAAAATGCCTGCGGGTAATGTGTCCCGTCTTCTGAAGTGTAGGGCTGAAGTTTGCCCATCCGGGCTGAGTGATTATTTTGAGCCATGTGACGTACTCCTCCTATGTGTTGATGACTAGAAATGCAGCTTTGGTTTCTGCCGTCGCGTTGGCCGTCAGATTGATTGTAAAACTGCCACCAGCAGGAACCACGTTCTTTATCTGCGCGGTAGCGTCGTTGCTATGCAGCACGCAGATGATTATTGAATTAGTAGTCACAAGGCTGTTGGTGACGACTAGCTGAGATGTACCGGCAGCGAAGTTCACCCTGCCGGACGCTTTATTGATAGTCTGCGCGCCAGTAGTGCCAGCAGCTACGACTGTAGCGTCAAGCTTAATTAAGCCGTTCGTGGTGACACGAAATTTCTCAACGTTATTAGAGAAATATGCGAAGTCCTTACTCGTGGCCGCATCATCAATCCTTATCACAGAATTGCTGCCGTCATAGCCGAACCTTGCGCGATCCTGAACTTGCAGATAAGAGCTCGCCGCGCCAGAGCCTCCCGGATTGATCTGCACCATTCCACCGCTTCCAACATTGAAAGAGCCGCCATTAGCTGTCAGCAGGCCGTCCTTCCTCACTGAGAATTGCGATACACCCGCGAGCTGGAAATCCAGAAAGAGGCTCGCCGCCGCCGAGGCAGTATCCGTCACATTCGCCTTCCAGTGGCTGAAGGTGACGCCCGCGTTATTCCATGTGACGGTCGAAGAGAGCGCGCCCGTGGCGGCATTGATGACGCCGAGCGCGATATTCAGAGTGCTGGTCAAGTTGCCGTTGATGTAAACGTTTCCGTCGAAGTATCCGGCATATTTAGTGCCGGGGCCTGCGCCCTGTGCCTTCGCGTAGATGCCGTAGACCGTGTTGATCTGAGTGCTGCTGTTGTCGGCGACGAAATAGCCGCCGTAGACGATGCCGTTGAGATTGTCGCCCTGCGTCAGTCCCTTGGCGTAGAGGCCGTAGATGACTTTCGCGCCAGAAGTGAGATTGCTTCCTGAGGCATCGAAATAGCCGCCGTAGGCGCTCGCGTCGTAGTGGCTAACGAAAGCCTTTCCCTTTACGCCGATAGCCACTGCGGGCGCGCCCCCTCCCTGATTCTCAGAGTAGCCATAGACGCCCGCCGAGGTAGTGCCGAAGCCTCCGCCAACTGCTCCGAGGACGCCGTAGTTGGTCTGTCCGTCAGCAGTGTTGTTGTTCTGAGCGACGAAGGCGGCATCTCCGACCGGTAGAACGCCTGCACCAACCGCACGCTTTGTCACATTAAGCTGGCCCGTCATCGTGTCGCCAGTCACATTCACGTAGCGAGCATCGAAGGCCGCTAGGTCAGCGTCCAGCGTCAGCAGGTTGCCTGCATCATCGTAGACCTTCGTGAAATAGGTGCTGTCAACCAGAAGGCCGTTGACCCTGTCATCAATCGCTTCGTTGAGGTTTGCGATGGCCGGGCTGGCGTTGATGGCATCTACCTGCGCCCACGCGTTGTAGAGAGAGCGCGCAAGGGGCCGCACGTCCGTTACCTTCGGAGCTGTCAGAACTACTGCGCCCGCTTCCACCCTGACCTGATAGAGGGGGACTTCATTCACCCCGGCCGCAGGAGCGACAGGAGCGACGCCGGCGACGCCCGGCCTCACGGCTATGGTGGCCGTGTTCCTACGCTCGGTCGGCACGTTGAAGTCTTGAGGGTCGCCCGGATCGACGCCCGCCTGAATTTCCAACTCAGATAGCAGCCTGCGATGCGGCAGCAGCAGAATATCCGCCCCTTGGTCTGCGGCCAGCACGGCCACAATCAGGTCGATGCGAGGGTTAGCCACGTCAGCAGCAGGCGTCGCCACCACAACATCAGCACCCGCAGGAAATGTCTCGTAATGAAGGCCGTTCGGGTCTACCGCTTCGCCCTTATGAATGGTAAGAGAAAGCCCGCCAGCCAGCGCGTAGCCGAAGCCGGCCACCCGCGCCGAGGGGGCTCCTGCAAGCAGGTAATCGCGCGCTAGGCTGTTGATGTGAGCATGGGCGTAGTCCTGACCCTTCATAAAGTCCGAAGACTTGAAGACTCTGCCATACTCGAATCCGTCTTCCGGGTTGTCATAAATCTGCACCAGAGATTCTCTCATCGTTTCACCTCGCTATGCTGCGACCTTCTCTTCAATGATGAAGTGCTGTCCTAAAGGTTGTTGGAACCGTAAAAGCTCGTCTATGTCGAGCTTTGTGATTTGAAGCTGCGGATCAATGGCTATGTCCTGGTCAAAAAGAAACTCATCGTAATAATTCAGATTCTCAGGGACGCCTGCGACCATAGGGAATATCTGTATTACGACGTATAGCGGTCCTGAGATCGCCCAACTGCTATTCTCTAAAATCATGTTGTCATAGTAGAGAGCGCGATTTATGACGCGAGCCGTGACGCCGAACTCCGCCAGAAATTCAACGATGCCGCGCGCCGTCCCGCGTCTCGCGTAGTGTGTCGCCACGTTGCGGTAAAAGCTCCTCTTCCTCTCCAGCGTGAACCAGCCGGGGAACCAGCCCCAGCCGAAGAAGGAGTAAAGGAAATAATTCAGGAACTCTTCAGTGGCCGTGTCAGGATTAATGCTCTTATGAAACTCAGCGAAGATGAAGTCATAATTATCGAGCTCCTGACAGAAGGGGCTCATGAAGCGCTTCAGGAACAGGAATTCATCCGCCGCGATATAACGCTCTGGCAGATTCGAGTAAAAGAATTCCAGGTTGTTGATAAAGACGCTCATTTACTTAAACGACATTCACTGTCACGGTCACAAGCTTCGGCAGCTCATACGGCGCAACCTCTATATCAGCCACAGGCTCGGCCAGAATCTCCCCGCCGGGCTGTGCCTCTATACGCCTGACTCCCTTTGTGCCTTCGATCACGGCGATGATCTCGCTTCTGGAGATGGTGCGACCGAAGTTTTCCTCACGTGCGGAATAGAAATCCCTTAGATTTAATTCTATGGCCGCCAGCGTCGCGCTCTGAGTTATCAGGCCGTCGAGCTTTACATCGACCTCGATATTGAACTCAACGAATTCCGGATCGCTGACGCTGATAAAGATGCCGCCGACCCATTCATTAGCCTTCTCTCTGGCCAGCGCTTTTACTTCGTCTGAGAAGGCGTGGCCGGTGCTCGTCATCATTACCACCGTGACGTAACCGGCCGTGGTCTTAATTGAGCCGTCAAGATTCAGCCAGTCGCCCTCTTTAATTTTGTCGAAGACTTTGACTATACCGTTGCCGAGCAGCACCTCTTCCAGTATCGCTTCCTGTAAATCCTTCGCATTGACTATCCGCTCACCCCTGCGCTGATAATGACGTACCCTCTCCAGAACAGCTTCTAAAGTCTCAGCGTCAGAGCCGGATTCAACTGCGTCAGGATTAGTTACGGCAGTGACGTAAAGCAGGGCATCCACAATCCCCGTCACCGTGCCGGGAGCCAGCCTCACGCTGCCTGATGCCGTAGAGGTGGCCGAGACAGCCCCTTCCATTTCGCCTGCGGGAATCACCAGCTCTTCGTCGGTCGCAAAGACAGAGCCGTTTGTGGCGCGCGCTTCAGTCCCTGCCGGGATGATGACGTCAACTCCAGGAGGAGCAGCAGATGTAAAGAGCAGAGTAGTAGTAGCAGGTGTGGCTTCTCTCAGCTCTGCCCTGAAGAGGCGCGCAAACTCTATAACGTTCTGCTCCGGTACCTGATTGATGGCGCGCGTTACGAAGCTGACGAGCCATGCAAAGGTCTCGATTAAGACTGTCTGCGGGCTGCCAGGCTCGGCATTTGTCAACTCCGCGCAGACTGGCGACGTAGGAAAGGTGCCAGCCAGCAGCATCTGCTTTGCCTCGAAGAGAACGGCAATATAGCGGTCGCAAAGTTCAGGCGTGAGTGCGCCGGAAACGCGCGCAATCGCCTGCGCCGCGAGAAGGTCTTCGTTTCGCACGTCCAGCATCGGTGCCTGAATAAGTTGTGCCATCGATTAGCTCCCAGTGAATTCAGGGCGAAGCTTCCACGCCGGGTAAACCATGCTGTGAGGCGTATTCGAGCCTCTTATCGTGTAAATAACCAGCAGCGCCGCTTGCTGCTGATCCAGAGAAAATTCTTGTATGAAGTTGCCATTTTCCAGAAAGCCCGGCCGGACGCTTATTGAAGAGATAATGGGCAGGTAATCCTTAACCTGCTCCTCCAGCTCGTAAGCCAGACGGGCCAGCCAGCCTGCGTCTGCTACCTGAAAGGTCGGGTCAGTTATGCCGTAGTCGGGAACCAGCACTCTTTCATAGCGCCGCGTCTCAATCAGGTCGGTTATGAACTGTCGAGCCATCTCTTCCGGATCCGAGACAGTGGCCAAGCTGCCACGCGCATCCACGCGGAAAGGGAAAGAGAGGCATGAGCCGTGAATGCTCTTTACGGTCGCCATTAGACAGCCCCCAGACAATTCATAGCGGTTTCGAGCCGCGAAGCCTGCGATTCCAACTCGCCGAAATACTGGTTGTAGCGCTCAATGAGCTTCGATTCAGTCCGGGTGCGAAGCTCTTCCGGGATGCTTTGCAAACCTGTTCTGAGTTGTTCCAGCTCTCCCATTCTGGCGTTAACGAAATTGATTCCCGCCTGTAACTCTTCAGTGACCTCCGCCACCGTCGCAGTTATTGCATTAACCATCGTCGCTATGTCGGCGGTGATTCGTACAATCTCTTCTGCGAAGCCAGCCGCGCGCGGTGGATTGTCGAGCTGTCCGATGGTCATAGTGATGATTCGCTGCTCGTACTCTTTTTTCTTCTGCCGCAGATGATTGAGCCTCAGTATGTCCGGGCGGTTCCCGAAATTCCTGCCGATATAAGTCTGCCCGTCGCCGGAGAAGCAGCCGACAAAAGGCACGTTGATTGATGGAGCGTTAAACTCGCTCTGGATCGTTGGCACCTTCGCCGGGAGCCTTTGAATCTGCCCTGCTGCTATGCTCACGCGCCACCCCCATCATCCACAGGACTGAAGATCAATCCGGCCGCTCCGCTAATCTGAACAGTCCCAAACTCGCTTTTTATGAGAACCCTGCCAGCCTGAAGCATTAGGTCACCTTCGCAGATAATCTTCAGGTCGCACGGGTATCTCAAGCAGGCGACACTTTCATCCGGAACGTCTTCAGGTAACGCCCCGGCCTCGTTGAATTGAGTCGTGTAGAACAGCTCATGCTTTCCGCCGGCGCGGCTCCACAGCGCCACCTCTACGCCCCTCTGGGGAATGCTCGCAAAGCCATGCCCCTGCCTGCTGATGCTTCCGGGGAATGGTTTTATCCACTTTTCGCAGACCTCCGTTTCGCTGACGGCCGGGATGAGGACTTTAACCCTCCCGAGGTGTAGCGGGTCTTCATTGTCGGCGACGATGCCGTTCAGGCCATTAGGTAGACCAGACCGTCCGTCATCGTCTAGTTGTTCTGCCCTGCGGTTCATTTCTATTTCTTCTCCTTCTTCTCACTCCCGCAATATCACGCTTCAGTGTAAGTTCACAGCTAAACTCAGAAGGGCCAAGCGTATAAACGGCTTCTCTTACAATGTACTTTCCGCTATATAACGCACCTATGTTATTTAGTAGAACCGTATCGCCTTGAAACAACGGTATGCTGTTTTCAAGAAACTGAGGAAGTAGTTTGATGCGGTGTTCAAATGCGGATTCGCGTTGATTATAGCGGCGTGACCGTGCGCGGCGTCTCGCCTCTCTTTGTGTTCTAGTCGGTAAGTCTTCGGTCACATAGGATTGAGTTCCGCGCTCCGCTTCGCTTCCGTCTACGCCAGAAATACGACTGCCCGCCCGTCCCCTTGCTCTTACTTCAACTCGCCCCTGACGACCTCTTTTATTTTCAGGTAGCTTATAAGTAAGGCTGAAACCGCGAAGCATTACAAAATCCCCGTTGTCACCTTTATATGTAAGGCTAGCTACAACTGCTCCCGTTCGTCCAGCTTCTTGCGCGTAAAGCTTATTACCGTTTGTGTACAATCGAAGCCCAGAGCGACGGGCGGCTTCTCTAGCAAGCTGCCAATCTGTTTGCTGAAATTGAAGGATTACGTCATGCTCTGCCGAGTCCGGCACGTTTCCGTTAATAACAAAGTCAAGGTCATGCTCTTTAGCGAGCTTTCTTAGCAGGTTAAGGTCTGTCGTTTTGTTGTGATACCTTGAATGCTTGCGCTGCTTCATCTTGTTAGATAAATCGTAGAAAGTGAACGTAGCTATGTTGTTACTCCAAGAGTGGCGCGTAAGCATTCCCTGAAAAAGCGGGGGGAGTGTCGTCGGTTCATCAGAAGGCGAGCGATTAGATGCTAAAGTTCTGCGCGTTTGGTCGTGTGCTGTAGTTATAAATTCGCCTGCACCTATCCAGATTTTCACGCTTGACTTTTTCACGCCTGTAGAATCTAGGTGCGAATCAGTAAATCGAAACTCAGGGTCATAGACGCTTATATTCGCCTCGCTTGAATGGTCTGTGCTTAGCTCTACCGACACTTGAGTAATAAGGCCGGGGTGCTTCCAAGAGTCCAGCAGTACATCATTCAATAAAACGAGTGTGTGTTTTTCTATTAGCGCCAAGAGGTTTATCTTTCCTTTACTTATAACTCAGCTTCGCTCGTCATATTTCGCCTCTATATATCGCATCCGGCTTTCAAACTCAGCGAACAGTTCATCTTTGCTTTGGTCTAGTAGTTGTCGAAGCTTCGCTACCGATTCAGCATTTTCTTTAGAGCTTCCCGTAAACGTCGCGTTAATGTTCGGAGAGTAGTTCAAGTTAACTTGCGGTGCTGTAAAGCTGCCAGAAGGAACCGAAGACTGATTGACGTAAGCTGCCTCTGAGTATGCAACCTCTCTTAAAAGCTCCCTACCTCTTAACGAGCTTGTGCTGGGTAGATTTAACTCAGGTCGGTTTCGGGGAATCGTTAATGCTTGATTGCTTCTCTTTCTGTCGGCATTAAGAGCGCGAGTCGATACCACAAACTTCTGTAGTTCATCGTTTGGAGTAACGAAGCCGTTAGCGTTTGGAGTGAATAGCTCAACGCCGCGCTCGCCTCCGATGTAGTCAACGCCTTTAAGAACTCTCCCGCCTTTAGCAAAGTAGCCGCCGAAAGGTCTAACGTTCGGAGTGCTGCTTGTCTGATTTGAAGGCGTTGGAAAAGCGGGGAACGTTGGTCGCTCTATGACAATAGAATTTACTCTGTCGGCTAAACTCTGAGCAGCCGAAGAGACGTTCCTGAATGCGGGGGGAATCTTATTAGCAGGGTCAACGCACTGGCCGAAAGCGTCTGCGGTCTGCTTGGCAGGCTCGGTAATACGGAGCAGGCTTTGTGCAAATTCCGGCATCCCCTGTAATCTTTTCTCGTCAAGCTGTTTGAGGTTGCCTATGCCAGTATTAGGAAGCGAGTTGATGAATACTGCTTCTATGGCTCGCTTTATGTTCTGCTGTCCCTCAGAAGATAATCCGAGTTGTGGTAGCTCGGTCTGAATAAAGCTTTGTCTTACATCTGGAATAGCTAGTTGAGGCGCGAATCGTTGAAGCATCTCTCTGTCTGTAGGTAGCGGCCCGTTACCATAAAAGGGTCTTGCTAATTTTCGATAAAGATTATTCTCAAACTCTTTAACAGTGAATATGCCTTCTGCTCTGCTGAGTTCGCCGCCGCGTGTTAGAGCCTCACGAACAGAACGCGCCGACGCTGCATAGTCAACGCTCTCCCCTCTCTCTCTCCTTTGTGTAATGTCTGCTAGCTGCGCGCTTGCGCCCCGCTCTACTCCTAATTGCTGCCTGTAGGCTTGCACGTTCTTGTAGCTTGCGAATGCACCGCCAGCAATAGCCATGATGCTAAAGGTCACAGGATTAGTAGCAAGGCCAGCAGCGCCGACAGCGCCCCGACCTATCAGACTTGCTCCGCCCGCAGCTACTTCCGAGTTGATGCCTCCGCCGCCACTTCCACCGCGTAACATACCGTTGAAAATGCCAACTCCGTCTGCGGCCTCCGCGCTCGCTTTACCTAAGCTTAGTATGCCAATCAGGGCTGCGGCTGTTGTGGGGTTATCCGCAGACATAGCTTGAAGGCTCTTGATTTGATTTGATAGCTGCTCTGCTACGTTTCCGCCTAATGACATAACGGGAGCGCCAGCCGCAGCCCTCGCATTCGTTTGTGAGGCTGTAAATTCTAAGAACTGTCCGAGCGGGTTTCCCCTCTCGAACATTGAACTATAAAAGCCCTCAATATCAGGAACTCTCATATAGTTCTGCGTCTCTTTGTCTAACTGCCTCCGCATGAGCATCATCTGTGCTACTTCACGCTTTGCCGTGCGGTTGCCGAACATCACTTCTAATTGTTTGGCTACAGCTTCTACGTTCGTAGTGTCAACGCCCTTCCTATCGAAAGCAGCCATTAACTTATCTGTGAAGATAAACGGGTCACGGCCCATTCCTTCGGCTATAGGGATAGCGCCGGGAAGCAGACGCGCAATCTTGCCCTGTTGATTGAACTCAACTTTTGAGCGGTCAAGCAGGCCCATCTCACCCCAGTATTTAAGTTTATGTGCGGGGATTTGCCCGCCGACAACTGAGCTATAAAGAGAGGTGAGAGCAGTTCCGGCATTCTTGCCGCCCATTTGCTGGATAAGCGGCATAAACTTCATTATACCTTCCGGCGAGAACTGCATACCTACAATCTGACCCTGTTTGACGAAGTTGCGAAGCTCCGAAGGATTGACCTCTCCACCCGTAGCCAGATTTGATTGAGCTATGAGATTCAAATACTGCTTAGCGGTAGCGGTATCAATATCCTTGCCCATGAGTTCGACGGTTTTAGCGGCATTGCTGAACGCTCTAATAGCCTCTTGACGGCCTACCCTGTCGCCGTTTAGCGCCTCTGTGGCTGCTAGGAATTTAGAGGCTTGAGGTAGCAACGCTATAGCATCATTAACGCTGCCCATAGTGCCCGTAAGGTTCGTGAGTAGTTCCGTCACGTCTACCTGACGCACGCCCCTTATTTGAGATGTTACTTGCTGTACTGCCTGCAAACCTCTGGCCTGCTCAGCTTGTGGATAGTTGAGCATTTGAAAATTGGTCTGTGCGCGTTTGAGTTCAAGGGCAGGGTCAATGAAGCCGCCCCTTACCATGTCATAGGTGCGTTGTGCAACATAACCGATATTGCGAGCCGTCTGCACTCCCCTGTTAAATCTGTCTACGTTGTCGTAGTCGCCGGATGCGCGCCGACCTCTGCGGCCTGTGCGTCCAGTCGCTCTAGCTGCTTCACGCTCTAAGCGTGCGCGCTCTCTTAGCAGTTTAATATCTGCTATCTCTGCGGAGCGTTGCGCGCCAGTGGCCCGCGCTTTGGTTTGAGTAAGCCTAGCCTGCTCACGTTCTAAACGAACGCGGTCTTGCATCAGCTTGACTTGCTCACGCACGGCGCGAGTCTCGCGGTTTAATGCTGTAGTAGTAGCTCCGCTCTTTGGCAGAGCGCTCTTAGGCAGGCTGCTATTAGGCTTTAGTTTGTTGAGCGCTCTTTGAAGTGATGTTGCCTCTTTATTCGCGCCGCGCAGTTGCTTAGTGAGAGCAGAGATACGCTTCTCCGCTTGGCCTTGAACCAAGAATTGAAGGATAAGCTTGTGTGTTTCAGAGCCTCTAGCCATTAGCTACACTACCTCTTTAATTAGCCGCCGCTTGCGCTACCTCTTCATTTTCGGCTGCTTCGTTGAAGCTGTCAGAGTAACGGAGCGATGTTTCGCGCAGGGCTAAAATATCTACCATGTCCATCTCTTCCAGAACGGTCATAGGTAACGGGCAGGGAAGAGAGAGCGCTCCGTCTTGAGTGGTAAAACTGATAATCTCTTTTCGGAGTAAGTAGCAGACACGTTTCATTCCCGTATAGCGTTTGTCGTCTGCTTCAATCTCATCAAAGCCTGTAAGTAAGTAGCCAAACTTAGCGACGTTGTAAATAGAGCCGTCACGCTCAATTCCAAAAGCGAGTCTGACAGTATCATCAGAGATTATTTCAACCTCGCGCTCTTTTGACGTTTCGCGTATGAAGTCCTCATACGCTTTAACAAGCCGTTCCCTGTCTATTGAAACTAAAGAAAGAAAAGCCTTCATAGGGAAAGGCTCTTTTAGCTCTCCAAAGCTCACAGTCGCCGCCCGATAAAACGGTAAGTCTGTCACCGAAGGGGTCAACCCTTTTAACTCTTCGTCAATCTCAAACAGGTCGCGCCCCTTTATACGTCGCCCTATCGTGGCGCTTTTATGCTCTTTGCCGTTCTCGTCAGTGTACCCTCTGAGAAACTTGACCGATTGCTGCATTGTTCAACTCTCCCTGCGTCAATTTTCTTTTTTCGACTCGTATAAAAGACAAGAAGCCCGCGATGCGTTTAGTGCATCAACGGGCTTCTATTGAGCCTCTTAGGATTGCTATTTAGGCGCTCTACTTCGGCGCTCTATGTGAAGTGGATTATATCAGAGAAGCTTGCTTTGTGAAGAAATATTTTTCCTATTGAAACGCTACTGTGATGTTCTCGATTCTCCATATAGAGCTTTCTCTGGTTAGCGCGATAATGCTTTTCCCGCCGCATTTCCACTGAATCACAACCTCTGCGGATTCATGTATGACGGTTTCGTTTATTATCTCAAACCCTTTGCCTTCACATTCCAGATAAGTCTTACGGGTAGCAGCCGAAAGCGCCCTTAAACCTGCTACCTCTTGACTCTTGGTAGCGCTTGAAGAGTAGTATTGAATAGAGCCTTCGATATTCCCTTGCTCAAGTTTGCCCGCCCAGCCCTTCACAGTGTCAGAAGGAGAAGACAGAGAACCGCAGGCAATAATTAGAAGGCAAAGGGGAATTGATATAAAACTATGCGGGCGAGCCATGCGCCGAAAGGTAGCACATCAGCCCTTTTTCTTTCCAGCTTTCTTAGTTGACGGTCTGCCTGCCTTGCGATTCTCTACTAGCTTCAAATCCTTCTCGTCTATCACATAATCGCGGCCTATCTTTTGGGCAGGCAAGCGCCCTTCACTTATTAACTGATAAATTCTTGGTTGGCTAATACCTAGCCGCTCGGCAGCTTGTTGAGTGGTGAGTAAGTTCATGCGGCGGATTATAAGCCAAAATTAACCCTATGACAAGCCATATTATTTTGTTGACAAAACCCTATGATGTATCATAGAATAATCCCTAAGTTAGTCACACGAAAGGGCGAATCAAATGAGCAAACTTGAGCAGGCAAAAAGCAAGCTGCGGTTCATAGGCAGAACGCTTAACAGGGGATTCATAGACGCGGAAACCTTAGAAGAGTTGAGCCGCGCATCATTCAACGCGCTTGAGCTATTAAATGAGCATGAAGAGGAAACCCTACAGCTTCCCCGCATAGCTGAGGCTTCCACTGTTGTCATTTATCAGCCGAACGCATAAGAAGCGAGAGCTTAGGAAAGCAGCCACTTCCCTAAGCTCTCATTCACCATTTACCACTTGAGAGGGGTAACGATGAGTAGAAAAGATAACACAAGCAACAAGGCGCTTCAAAGCGATGCGCTTTTAATCTTTAACACAATCCACGACAAGGCCACCCCAAAGGCCATACGGGAAGAGATAGGATACTACGCTGACGACGTACTTAACATCTCTCCGCTTGTCCCTGACCTATGGTCAGACAGGGAACTTTTTGTCGCGTGCTTTGTTGACGGCATGAAGAGGGCCACGGAGGAACCTTACACTTATAGCCGCGATACGGTTAGAGAGATTGTAGAGAGCCTTAAAAAAGGCGAGACGCCCGAAGAGATAATAGCCAGATTTAATGAGGCTCGAAAGCGTGTCGCATCGGAGCGACTTAACGCGCCAGAGCCTAAAGATAAGTCTTCAAACGACTGGCGCGTCTGGAAAGTCCGACAACTTGAACGCGCCTTCAATGGCACAGACGCCAAAGCCTACGATGCTGCTTGGACTGAATACCAAGCCTTGCTGCGCGGTTTGGTTAGTGACCGTCAGTTCTATCACGTCTCATACGCTCTAGCCTTACTGCCTCATCTGCTCGCGGCCCGTCAAGAGATAGACGCGACGATTGCCCGCGAAAAGCGGTCTAGCCAGAAGAGAGGGGGTAAGAAGTAATGGCTCCGAGAAAAGAGGCGGCAAAGCCTAGAACTCGCGCTAAAGCTGCGGAAGACAAAAGAGAAGGCTTGCATTTAACCTACGATGAAGCGAAGCGCCTTATCTCAACTCTTCCCTATATGAGCATCGAAGGCGACGGGGCAGTAGCGACACTTCTGCTGCTCATGTATTCAATGGTCTATCCGGCTGACGGTGCTAGCTATGCGAAGCCCGAAGACCTTTACCATCTAGTCTCTACAGAGCTTTTGTCATTGACGAGCGCCTTAGACGCTTTACATAAAATAATGAGGCGTCGGCTGTCTGCTATTGAGAAAGGAGCGGCACAGTAATGCACAAACACCTCTGCTCTCGCTGCCCTCGCCAGTTTGAATGCTCAGAGTCGGCCTGTGCTGAGTTTGAATTTTCAATCTGTTCTGAGTGTAAGGATAAAGCTCAGAAGAAGAAGCAGAAGAGACGTAAGAGAGCATAACCTAGAAGGCGGCTACCCGACAGCCGCTTCTCTCAAAACTATTTTGAGTCATGCGCGACCCCTTACTACATGAGACACGCAAGAAGTGGAGAGCGTTTCGCCGCTACATAGCCATGCTGCACTACGGAGCGCGGTGTGTATGCTGCGGTGAAACGCTCTCTATAGCTCTCACTTTTGACCATGTAGAAGGCGGGGGATGCAAGGAGAGAAAGCTTGCAACAAGAGCTATCACGGAGGGCTACCCCGCTCGCTTTCAAGTCCTCTGCATGAACTGTAATCACGCTAAGGCAGACAACGGGAAATGCCCGCATCAGGTAATACGAGAATTGGAACATAAAATATTTTTGAGTCACCTGAATTAAGGAAGAGACAAGATGAGACATTTAGTTTCAGAAGCAGAAAGACTTGAAATCGCCAGTAGGTTTGAATCGAAAGAAAGCGTTTCAAATATAAGCGGCGTTATGAAGCTATCTTGTGCGACTATATATAATCAATTAGCTAAAATGGGAATTGCGCGCCGTCGCTGTGGGTTCAATGAAACCGAGCTACAGAAGATATGCGATGAGTATGCCAGTGGAAAGTCAGCAGAGGTAATTGCCAACAACATAGGCGCGTCAAGCTCTTCTATTCTTGGCGCTCTCAAAAGATGCGGTATTTCACCACGCACAGCATCAGAGCAAGAACAATATCGCAACCGCAGAAAACATAATCTTAACGAAAACGCTTTCGACAAACCATCAGAAGAGCGGAACTATTTCATAGGGTTAATGATGGCCGATGGATGCGTAGTAGAGAGCAAACAGGGTCTAGGCCAGCGTAGAATACAACTTGCCCTTAACGAAGAAGATAAAGAAATAGTTGAGCGTTTCAAGTCTTTTCTTTCCTCCACGCATACTATTTGTTATCAAAAAGCGAGACTATCAAGACACGCTCGCCGCCCGAACGAATTTATAAACTGCCGCCCGCATGTTGTATTTTCGGTTAGCTCTGATAAGCTCGCACAAGCCCTTATCTCATTCGGCGTAGTACCGCGCAAGAGCAAGACCGCAAGCGTTGTGGGGCTGGAAAATGACAGACACTTTTGGCGCGGTGTCATAGATGGTGACGGTTCGTTAGGGGTTCGCAAGCAGAAAGGCAGGCGAACATCTAGCCCTAGACTAACTCTCGTTGGCAGCCACGACCTAATGCAGCAATTTATTGAATTTGCTAAACGGAATGCGCCCGGAAATCAAGTCAAAGTTTGCTGCTACGATGGATTGTACAGAGTTGATTTAACGGGGATTTATGCTATTCAAATTTGCAAGGTAGTTTATCAAGGGTCTAAGGTTTCAATTTCCAGAAAGCTAGAGACTGCTAATTCGATAATAAAACTTGAGCATGAATGGAAACCGAGGTATAGAAAGCGGATTACACAATAACTTACGAAGTGACATTCTCACTGTCGCCTCACTTCAACGGTAGACGAACGATTAAAGCCGCTTGACTTAGTAATGGTATTCAGCTTTTTACATCCTTGCTTTCGACACTTGAGGCGCAACGTGCCTGTAAAATCAAAATCTTCGCTTGTTTCAGCAAGGATTTTACCGCAGGCTTTACACTTGATTTCTTTCATTGGATGTTGTTGCTATTAAATTACCCTTACCGAACTTCGGCCTAATAGCTAGTCGAACGTGACGCCGTTTATCTCCACCACGTAATGATGGTCGTCAAGAAAGCCTTCGCTCATAATGAATCGTAAAGCCCGCTCTCGACGGGAGCCTCCGGAATAAGCAGAATCGTGCCGGGCTCGAGCCTGCGCGGGTCACTGATGTTGTTCCTGTCGGCTATCTCGCGCCAGAACCTGCGGTCGCCCCAATACCTGTGACAGATGCCGTCTATATTCTCGCCGAAAGCCACGACGTGTATTTGAAGGCGCTCCTCGGCCTGAGGATTAAATTGGCCGTATCGCCTGAATGGACTGATGCTCTTTCCCATTAGAAATTCCCAAGCGGCGAGAAGTCCGCCGCTTCTTCCGGGTCTATCTCTACAACTCTGGACGTGACCTGTTCCCTCAGGTCAGGCATTTCAAGCAACGTCATCGAGACGCGCGCACGCTGCTGGTTGTTCTCCGCAGTAAAGCTCGTGCGCTCGATCTCCAGTTCTTCAAGCGTGCAGCGCACCTTCCAGTCGCCGCATATCATCAACAGAAGCGGCGGCCTTCCTTTTTCCTTCTGCCTCATCAACGCGCGTATCTGCTCAATGGCTTCTGTCAAAGAAAGATTTGTACCGACCGTGTCCAGCCAGCACTCGTCGAAAGAAATTTTCTGAGGCTCGGAGTTTGAGAACTGTGGGGGCTTTACTCCGCCGACGGTGTCGGCCAACTCCCAGTTATTCCTGTCCGAAGTCTTAATGCTGGAAGGGAAGGGGAGTCCCACGTCGCCCTCCTCGACGTCAAAGACGAAAGTGCCTGACTGGCGCAGGTTGATGAGAATCAGTTTTTTGCCCTTGCGTGTCATCAGCTTCTCTCGTCGTCTCTCTCTTCCCTGTAATACAGCCTTGTCTCCAGTTCCTCGAAGAAATCATCCTTGCTGCTGGCCAGCGCCCGCTCGGCGGCCGCTTGTGCCAGGGCCTGTAGCTGTGCAGGGCTGTGATTGCTGCCCGTAATTTGCAGGCTGATGTGGGGGGCAAAGGTTATAGGGCCAATCGACTTAGAAGAAGGAGTAGAAGCGTTTACATATAACGACTCTCTACTTGAAACACCATCAGCGCTTCTAGCTGATAAAACGGGGATTTGATTGCTTCTCCCGTCGGCGTCAAGAGCGCGAGTCATTACCAGGTACTTCTTTAGCTCATTGTTCGGAGTGATGAATCCGTCAGCGAAAGGCGTATAGAGTTCGATACCGCGCTCGCCTACAGGGTAAGAGATGCCTTTGAGCACGTGCCCGCCCCTTGCTTTTCCCGGCCCCGTCGTTGGATGTGTAGCCCCGCCAACTATTGAACTTACATTCGGGATAGTCCACGCAGGCGGAGTAAGGTCTATAGCATTCATCCTGTCGGCAAAGCTCTGCGCTGCTGTAGCGCCGTTGCCAAGTGCAGGCGCGAGTTTCAATGCGGATTCTGTATTTTGATTGAGAGCTTCGCTTGCCTTTTGGGACTGTTCGGCTAGTAAGTTGGTAGCCTCTCCATATTTCTGAGGGAAAGCCTGCTTGACTAAATTTTCGAGATATTGTTTGCCTTCGGGTTGAACGTCCTGACGCGCCCTTGTTTGACGTATGAACTCAGCCATAACACCAGCGTCTGCACCTAAAATCGGTGCACGCTGGCGAATCAGCGAAACCTTATTTGCATCATCAGCGCCGTAGAAAGGATGGTAGTCAGGAAGTATTCCCGCCATGCGCAAGGGATATAGGATCGGTTGAGCGCCTAAGTATCCCTGTGTAATTTGCGTCAATAGGTCTTCCCCGCGTGGGATATTGAGAGCGTTCATTAAGAACTCACTCAATCCACCACGCATTGAGCCTGCTAGCGAGCCTTCAATATCAATCTTTGAAACAGCAGATGCAGCTTCAGAGGTTATGAACTGGCTTGGCATGGGCATGCCCGCTTCAGCATATTTCTGCTTTAACCTAAGAAATCTATCAGCGTCCTTTGCATTAGAGCTCATCAAATCTTTGTAGATTTTATGGTATTCCCTGTAGGCGTCTACGAACTCTTTCAACTCATACAGCGTGTAGCCCACAGAAGCGATAAGCAACGTAAACTGCATTGTCTTGGGTAAAGCATTAAGCTTGCCCATGACTCCGTTGACTCCGATAGCGCTACGTTCGGCTGCCGTCATCCCTTCCGCTGCGGCTTTAGCACCGCGACCCCAGCCCGAAAACATTCCAGCGAGGCCTCCGAGATGGTAAGAAGTCTCAAGGATTCCCGTCAGAGCTTTGCCGCCAATAAGGAGATAGAATCCCCACTTTGCCAGCGTCGGGTGCTGCTCGAAGACGGCCATCAGTGCGCTGCCCTTATCAACCAGCTTCGTTACAACCTCCAGCAGCTTCACCCCCTGCTCAGCCTGAAAATTAAAGAGCGCGGCCTGAAATTTCTGATACTTGCCCATGGGGGACTGGTCTGCGCGCTGGTACATCTGCTCCAGTCCTTCAGACCTTTGCATCTGCTCCACGTCTTTAGAGATGTTCTGTCTGAGCAGAATCATCTTTGCGAGCAGGTCGGCCGTGCCTCGATTGCCGGTTATCTGAGAGAGCACGCGTCCTACATCTCCGGCGTTAGTCATATCCACCGGCCGACCCAAGACGTTTTGTCCCTTCTCTTTAATTGCCTTAGCCAAAGCATCCGCAAACTTGATTGGATTTTCGCCCAGCAAATCAGCAATCGGGAGTGCGCCGGGGCTAAGCTTCTTGATTCTGCCTTCACGCGAGAACTCTGCAAGACCCTTAGTGCGCAGCACATCATTGGAAGGTAGAAGCCCGAGGCGCTGCAAAGCGTCGGCAGCGCGTGCGCCGCCTGCGCCCTGCCGGAAAGCCACGAATGACTGAAACGCGCTCATCAAGCGGGTGCCGACGGCGGAGCCTCCCATGGCCTCCATCATCGATGCCATGTGCATCAGGCCCTCGGGAGAGACGCCCATAGCGGAGACGCCGCCGCGCCCTACGAACTGGAACATCTCTTCGCCGCCGATTCGGCCGCCTGTGTAAGCTTTAATTCGTGTGATAGCGTCTAGGTAAGCCTCAAACCGTTTTGTGTCCACGCCGCCGCCCGGAAGCTGGCGTATAGCGCCCATCTGCTCGAGCGCTTTCATAGTCTTCAGGATGTCGGCTTCGAGTTGTTCCGGATCGGCTTCAAAGAGCGTCTGGAAGGTGAATCGCATCTTCCCGGCTGTAGGCAGCATAGCTGTAGCCTGCCTCATATCACCGAAGACGCTCTTTAATCCGACGAGGTCTTCCGTCAGCTCGTCTATGCGGGTGCCGCGCACTTGGCGGACAGTATCAGCGACGGCTCGAAGGCCAGCCGTCGTATCTTCAGGGGATAAGCGAAGTGTGTATAATTTCTGTTGTGCCCGGATAACAGAAAAGGCCGCGTCAGTATATTTCTCCAGAGAATCGATGCGGTCGCGCCACGTCGAGGCCACCATCCGGCCGGACATGTATGCGTCGCCCGCGCGTCCTGCCCGGTCAAGGAATCTAGATGCTCTGCCGGGAGTTCGTCTGGTTTGTTCTTCTCTGTCTCTTTCTGCGCGCTGGGATCTGAGGAAGTCGTTAGCGGCGCGGCGTGACTCCTGATTTCTTACTCGAGCCAGACGACGAGCTGCAACATCCCTAACGCTCTGCTGCGCGGCAGCCTGCCGAGCCGTCTGCTCGCGTATACGCTGTGCTTCACGCGCCGCCCGCGCCTCTTCACGCGCCGCACGTGCGCTATCGCGTGCGGCGCGTGAGGTAGACGGAGAAGCGCCCGGCGGCGTGACTCTTGTGGAGTTTAATTTGTTGAGATTTTTAAGAAGGGATTGAGCCGCTTTGTCGGCTGCACGCAGATGCTTTGTGATGGCTGCGAGACGTTTTTCAGGCTGTCCCTTGAGTAGGAACTCCAGAATTAACTTATGCGTCTCTGAACCAGCTCTTTTTGCCATCGCTATCTTGCATCTGGATCATTAAATGAAAGAGAAGAAGTAGAAGAAGCCCTGAAGCAATCCTA